CAATGATAGATTTCTGTGGGCAGGTAGAGTGGCAGCAGATTATAAAGTTTCTCATGTAATATGTATGGGTGACTTTTGTAGTATGGATTCTCTATCTAGTTATGATAGAGCAAAGAAATCCTTTGAAGGTAGAAGATATCAAAAAGATATGGAGCATTCACATGAAGCATTATCTTTATTTAATAAAGGCCTAGGTAAACATAAACCTAGAAAGATTATGTTGCATGGTAATCACGAAGATAGAATAGATAGATTCGTAGATGAAAATCCAGAGTTAGATGGCACACTAAAAATTAGTGATCTTAAATTTAAACAGTATGGTTGGCAAGAGATACCATATAAACAAATGAAAGTTGTAGATGGTGTATATTATGCACACCACTTTCCATCTGGTATTATGGGTTCAGCTATATCTGGAGAAAATATTGGTAGAACTCTCTTGACAAAACACAAAGTTTCTGCTACAGTAGGTCATAGTCATTTGTTAGATTATGCTATATCTACTTTACCAAACGGTAAAAAGATACACGGATTATCTGCAGGATGTTATTTAAATCATTCAGAACATTTTGCTAGAGATACACAGCATATGTGGTGGAGTGGTCTTGTACTTAAAAGAGAAGTAAAAGATGGTAATTATAATATAGAAACAATTGATATTAAAACTATTAGGAGAGAATATGGTAAAAAGTAAAAGAGTGTATGAAAAAGCTATAGATCATGGTCATGATATGTCATATGAGAATGAAGTTAAGTATGATAGTGTAAATGCACCTGCACATTATTTACATGGTAGAAAAGAAACTATTGATGTAATTAGTGATTGTATGACTGATGATGAGTATCATGGATATCTAAAAGGTAATATATTAAAATATGTTTCTAGATATAAATTTAAAGGTGAGCCTTTAGAAGATTTACAAAAGGCACACTGGTATTTAAATAGATTAATACAGGAGGTCAACAATGGGA